TAGTAAACTAACACACATCTATCCATTCTTAGTGTTGCCGCGATAGTCGCTAAACCATCTGTATTGTAAGCCAACGCGTTAAAGTTAACATCTGTTAAGAATGTACCATACATAATCCACTTTTCAACTACAACACCTGTTGGGTCTAACATTTCAAGGTCAATATCTTTTTTGTACCCTGCAGCGTATCCCATACGACCTGTTACCGATTCTGCATGTAAACGTACCCACTCCATAAGAGCTTGAGCCGCAGAAGGACCAATTGGGTCTCTAAATACAACGTTAATTGTTTGCCAGTTGAATCTACCTGCAACGTAAGTTGAGGTGTTCAAGAACGGGATTTCCGTTGCTGCGATTGTGATATGCGGTCTAGATGCAGACTCTACAAACCACTCATTAATTCCTAAACTTGATGGAAACCTTAAAATGAATCGGTTTTGACGTTTCGGTTCATAAGGTATCGGCATTTTCATCAGTAAATCAGCCATATTATTTAAATTTTGTTTCTATGTTTATATTGATAAATATATCCCGTTTCAAAAATTTTTCTATTTACTTAAATTTTTAAAAACGGTATTCTTTAACTAGACTTCCTTTTTAATGCCTCCAGCTGTAGAATAAGTTCTTACTATATTATCTGGTTTATCTTTAAAATGTTTTTTCATTACTTCTATATTCTTTGGGTCATCGTCTGAAAAGCCTATAGATGGTTCACTAGGAATAAAGTTATTATTAATATCATTCTTTAAAAAAGCTCTTTTATTTAAAACTGCAGCCATTGCTTTAATATAACTTACAAAGTCTTCCATTGCACGGACCTTCGCCTCCTCAGGATTTTGAGCCCCTCCCTCGTCTCCAAAAGAAACAGGGTGGTATTTGTTAAGTTCTAAATATGATTTGATTAACTCATCGTCACTCATTTCATCTTCACCTGAAAATGACCTATATTTTTTAAGATTCTTAAGAAGTTCTTCCTTATTTATCCCATTATAATCATTTATGATGTAGTTATAAACTGCTTGTTTTAAAGTATTTGGGTTGTGACCCCTTGCAGTAATGATTGAAAAGATTGAACCGTTATTAATCGCTTCTCTGAAATCATCAAATGCTGGACCTTCTTTGGCTCTCATTGCATCGATTAAAAAATCTTTGTCTCCCGCCGTTCTGAAATTTCTAAATGGGTCTTCAGCAAACCCTACAATCGTCTCACCTTTATACTCAAAAGGTTCCTTACCTAAATGATGTCTATGTTCTGCAAAGTCATCAGTTGACATACCTACCTCATCACCGTCTTCTGTTTTAACAATAATTTTTGTCGGCATGTGTACAATATTATCATCCCAATCGAATGCATAATATTTCATATCTGGTGAACCTTCACCTTTAAATCCCTCTGTTAATTTATTTCTCATTTGGCTAAAGGGGGGATATTATTCCCCCCATAATTTTTATTAGATATTTTCAAACGAAGCTCCTGTTGGAGTGATGAAGAATTCGATATCAATGAATTCTAACGCCTTCGTAGGTTTTAAGTAGATTTTACCTGTTAAAGTGTTTCTATCTAAGTCTTCAGGTGTTGACGAAACTGTTACACGGAAATCGTATAAACCTCTGTCTCTTCTGATTGAGTCTAAAATAGGGTTAACACTATCTAAGAATTGTTGTCTAACGATTTGGTCGTTTTGTTCGAACAATAATCTTACCGCTACCGCTGAAATTAATTTACGAGCTTGTAATAACAATCTTCTTACGTTCAATCTATTCAATGCTGAATCAGCTACTTGTAATGTTTTGTTACCCCAAATTACTGTACCAACGTCTGCGAATGTTGCGATTGGGTTGATTCTACCTTGATAAAGAGTATCTCTATCTTCTTGAGTCAACTTAACTCTCGCCTTGATTGAATTTACAAGACCTCTTGTGTAACCCGCTGATGCGAACCAAGGGAATGCAATGTTATCGGTCAATGCTAAGTTTCTTACAACCTCACCTGTTGGAGGTAAGTAAATTTGTGTATTATTAACAGTGTCTCTTACCAAAATCCATGGGTAATAAGTTGCTGTATAGTTTGAGTCAATTCCTGTGTTATCTAAGTTATCAACCGCCTCTTGTGGGTAAATGATATCTAAAGAATTAGTTCCATCTGGAGTATACATTAGATAGTCAGGAGTTGTTGCGATATACACAGAGTCAGCTCTTGAATATTGTACCATATCGATAGCTTCTTCAACAAGGTTTGAGTTATTAACATAATCGATACTTGAAGTTGCAAATATGTTAATGTTTGTTGCTTCAGGATTAGCGAATGTTAATATACCAAGTAAGTAAGCGTAGTAATCGGTGTTAGCGAAATCTTGAGTATTGTTTGCGACAACAATTCTTTTGAATAAACCATCACCTGTTGCTGTTGGGTATCTTGTAGAAGACGAAGCTCCCGCCAAGTAACCTGTTGCTCCTAATTGGAATCTATCTTGGTTAGTTCTAAATTCTCTATAAACATCCCATCCGTCAAATCCACCAGCGAAACATACTGTATATTTTCTTGAATAGATAAAGTAGTATGGGTTTTCTTGAGTTTCAGGGTCGAATCTGAAATCCGCAACACCACACTCGAACGCTGTTTGACCACTTGTTTGGAATGAATTTGCAATTGTAACTACAGTTGCACCTGAGTCCATGTGGAATCCTTTACTTAAATAATTCCAAGGTTCTCCTGGAACAGGTAATGCAGAACTAACCCAGTTAGCAGGGTTTTGTCTACCTTTAAATTGCAAGAACGAATCGTCAATTCCGAATTGAGAAGAGAAACCTAAGTAAGTTCTTCTAACAATATCACCAGCAGATTCAGTTGCGTTTGTTGTTGAACCAAATGGAGGGTTATAAATAACCTCACCTGGGAAATAGTATTTAGTTTTGAATTTAGGTACTGGTGAAATATTAGCTGTTGATTCATATTCTCTTTGAGTATAACCGTAGAATCCACAAGGGATAGCATCTATTGGAGCCTCATCAGCCAATTCAATCATCACATATCTTGAAATCAAAGCGAATTCACCGTTAGATGAACCAATTTTCTTAGCAACGAAGTTGTTAGATGCTGGGTCCATATTACAGTTTGTAAATTTCTCAATAACAACAGGGTTAGCGTCTGTGTCAAAGAAGTTTCTAACTAATACGTCAAATGTCATATTGTTAAATGATAAGTTTGCGATTGAAACTTTAACTTCTGTGTTAGCCGCGTCACCATCAGAGATTGAGATGAATTTGAATAATCTATATACTTTATTACCTCTTAACTCAGATACTAAGAACGGAGTTTCAGGTGATTGATATTTGTCAACTTTGTAAGCGATTGATTGTGAGTTTTGACTTCTAGCATCTTCTAAAGCAACTAACTCAGGGTTTATACCTTTAATATAACCTTGATTGTATGCATAATTTAAAGAGCCAGGATAAATTTCTTCTACAAATAATGGAACCTCGTTTCTTGATTTTCCGAAATTATCAACACCTAATACTTTAGTTATAAATTTAGGAGAAGCCGCAGATAATGAAGTTTCAAAAGAGAAAGTGTCAGAATCTTTAGTAATACCTGAAAGTAAGAATCCTTCGTATGGTGAATTTGTAATACCTGAATATTGTCCTGTCGCAACTAAATTAACATCTGTTAATCCACTTACTTCATATACAGGACCGTGTTGACCAAGGTCAGCGTTATTTGAATACAATGAGATACCTCTTGAACGTAAAGTTGCAACAACCATGTTATTATATTCACTATATGCAGTTCCTGAGAAGTTGAATACATCCCCTTCAATAGTTCCCGTATAAGTCGCTCCACCGTCAGTAGTTGTTAAAGACGTTACTGTATAAAAGAATGAATAACCTGAATAGTTGTTATTAAGATTTGCATCGTTATCAAATGTTGCATAATACCAAGGGTCGTTTAAATCTGCACTTAAGTCATTGGTATCAAGGTTGTTTGAACTAGACCCAAACACATTTAATTGAGTTGAGTATTGACTAACTAATCCCCAATATGTTGTTGATGGTACCGCTCCGTAGAACGCAACTGTTGTTGCAGAAAACGATGGGTTATCAATGATATTACCTAAATTAGAATTAAAATCTTCTTGATATGTAGAAGTACTACCATCAGATAATCTGTATTGTACATTTAAGTTATTTTGAATATCCGCAGGTAATCCACTTAACATATCAATAGTACTACCTGAAGTAGCACCTGTGAATATTGCTGTGAAGGCTGTTCCACCCGTTGGAGGAATTAAACCTATAGTTAATGGGTCAACGTTGGCAGTAACTCTAATACTCCAAGACGGACCCGCGTCATATCCTGACAAACCTAATACTCTCGTAACAAACAATTGGTTAGATTGTTGTAAGTATGACTTGGCGATGTACGCCGCCTCATATTTTGGAATTTGTGTGTTTACAAATTTTACTGGTTCCGTTCCACCAAAATATGCTTGGAACTCGTCGTAGTTAGTTATAAAAACAGGTTCGAATGCGGGTCCTTTAATTGTTTCCCCGACTAAACCCAAGGTCGTAACACCTACACTCTGTGCCACGAACGAAAGGTCCGTTTCAGATGTATATACTCCAGGTGATACAAAAACTTTTTGATTTGCTTGTGCTGTTGCCATTATTTAATTAATTCTATTGCAGATTTATTTTAATGATAAATATTCGTTACTACTACAAAAAACTTGACTTTTGGATATGTATTTGTAAACGGTATGAATAAATTCTGCCTTTTTTCTACCTATGAAAATAAAGAAAGAAATAAAGAACATTAAAATAGACCCTGAAGTACACGAGATATTAAAAAAGTACTGTGAGAAACGTGGGATAAAGATTTACAAATTTTTAGAAAATTTGATAATCGAAAAGTGTAAAGAAAAGAAAGATATCTACGGGGAGAATTAAACTAAGATATTATCAAACTTAATATTTGATTCTAAAGTATCATCTTGCTTAACAATTTGAATTCTTAAAATATCGTTAGTTGTTATTTGAATCTTTTGAACATCAGTCCCATAGTAGTCCCCATTAATGTATACATCATACGACTCAACATTAGTTGAACTCGCCCAAGTTAGATTTGCCGTGTAAGCCACTACATCACTTAAATCGTCATTACCAACAACATAATAAAAATTAGATAAAAACTCGTCAGGATTTTCAGGACTTTTTCTTCTTCTTTGTTTAAAAGTTGAAGTGTCAATCTCCATAATTTGAGAAACTCTTGCAATCGCTGGCTTAACTTCAAATTCATCTTCATCAATAAGATATCCTAACATTGTGAAATCATATGATTGAACATAATATTTTCTTGACTCCAAACTCATTTGAGATTCATCAGAAATATTATTTAATATAATTGGAACATATTGACCCTTAATAAAAGTATATGCCTGTCTTGATGAGAATTTTTGCATAACGATTTTATTTAGTTCGTTAAGTTCTCTCATTCTATTACAAATAATTTTTACACTATAATTAATATCAACAGGTACGGGTTGAGGTATTGTATAGATATCCATACCTTGTTCGTTACCGTTCCAAGTTGGTACTGACGCATAATAAAATTGTTTTCTATTAGGTATTGTATATTGAAGTGCGGGGTTAGTACCAAACTTAACTTCAGGACTTCTTACCACAGTAATGAATGGTGGTGAAGGGTTATAATCTAAATCGACAAAC